TGAAGGGTCCGACCTCGTAGCGTTCCAGCCAGTAGAGGCTGATCAGCACATCGGCGACCCGGGCGGCCTCGTCGGCGTTGAGGACGACGGCCATGTCGAGGCGGGTTTCGTTGACCGCGTCGGAGGTGATGCGCTCGACGCCCTGCTCGTTGGTATCGTATTCCCGATCGACGTCCGGATAGCTGACGCTGACCCGACGGGGTAGCTGGCTTTCCATCTCCCGCGTCATCGGCAGCTTGTCCTTGGGCTTGTCGCCGCCCCGGCGAGCGTCGAGGTCGCCTTCGGCGATGCTGGATCACCGACGAGCCGCCTCGGGGATGAACTTGACCTTGTAGCCGGACTGTAGGGCGTCGAATGGGAAGGCGCCCTGCAGCACCTCCAGGGCGCTGCGGATGCTGCCGGCGCTGCTGACGGTGAAGCCGCGCACCCCGGAGGTCAGGGCGGTGGTGTTGATGTCGCCGCTGGCGAGCAGGGCCGAGGCCAGGCATTCGGCGGAGACGATGGTGGACAGCGGAAGAGTGCCTGGGGTCATCACCCGATAGGCCAGGATCGAGGCATCGGGGTGACCGTTGCCGCCCAGGTAGAAGAGCGACCCGTTATAGACCAGGGCCGCCCCGCCGGTGCGGTAGGGCGAGAAGGCTGTCAGCGGCTCCAGCGCCCAGGTGCCGCCTTCGGTGCTGCGGTAGATTTCGGTCCAGAAGACGGTATCGGTGTTGTTGGCGCGGGGGACGATGCACCATAGTTCGTTGTTCCAGACGACGGTGCAGGATTCGCCGAAGTGGGTGGTGCCGAAGCCGATGTCGGCCGTCATCAGCGTCCATGTGGCGCCGTCGTCGGCCGACCGCCAGCAGTCGGGGAAGAGATTGCCGTAGGTGGTCGGATTGCCGACGCCGCCGATCAGGTAAAGGTAGCCGTTGAGCGAGCATATCGAGGCGCCGAAGCGGCCGGTGCCACCGCCGACCGTCGCCCAGGCCGGAGCAGTGGTGACCGTTTCCCAGTTGCCCAGGGCATCCATGCGGTAGACGTCGGCGTATTCCGTCGTTCCGGCCAGGCCGCCGATCACATAGAGATAGCCGTCATGGACGCCGACTGCCGGCAGGACGCGGACGCCAAAGGGCAGCGAGTTGTCCACATAGGGCGAAGGCACCTGGCCCGCCCAGTTGAGTCCATCCGCCGTGTGGATGGCCTCGTTAGTGAGGTAGTTGGCGGTATTGGTGTCGTTGCGCCGGCCGCCAGCGATGCACCAGATCTCGTCGTTGAAGACGGTGGTGCCCATGCCGAAGCGGGCGCCGAAGTCGGCGTAGTTGTCGAAGACGGACCCGTCGCCGCTGCGCCAGGCGCCGGCGTAATAGACCGTCGGTGAATGGCTGGCGCCGGAAGCCCCGCCGAGCAGGGTAATGCGGCCATTGAAGACGCAGGCGCCGAAGTCGGAGCGGTCGCTTTCCCAGCCGATGGCGGCCGAGGTCTGAACCATCGTCGATTGGGCGGTGCCGGTGCAGATTTCGGCCTTGATCTGGACGGCGGCCAGCGAGTTGCTGTACTTGGCCGACAGATCGAGGTCGTAGAGGACCAGGTAAGCCAGCCCCGGCCACGCAGGCGTGTTGGCGACGCCCTTGTCGGCCTGGATGCGGGGGTCGGCGGTCTGGGTGTCGGTGCCGGTGTAGAGTCGCCAGCCTCCGGCCAGGGCATTGCCGGCCTGGATCACCGCCGGGTCGTTGCTGCCGGCGTCGTAGACCAGTTCGTTGGCGATCCACAGGCGGCGGATGCCGACGATGGGGCCCTTGCACAGGCCAACTGCGAAGGAGGCGCTGTAGGTGTAGGTGGTGGTAGTGCCAGCTGACTTGCCGCCGCCCTTGCCGCCCGACTTGTTCTTTGTTGTCTTGACGTGCTCTTTAAGGGCATTGCCTTCCAGCCACAGGATGTTGCCGTGGATCGCCGGCGTGCCGTAGAGCCGAGGGATGATGGTGCCGTAGGTCGAGGTCTGGACGCTGAGGTCGGAGAGGCGGGGGCCGAAGGTCTTGGGACCCTTGGGGGGATCGAGATAGCCGCCGATGCCCATGCCGATCTGGGCGCCGTGAGGGCGCCGGTCGGCGATCCGCCGGTTATGAAAAACCCGGCGACTGCGCCTACTACGCCGCCGAGTGCCTGGCCGCCGGTACTCATGCGGCCTCCACGAAGCGGTAGGCGCGCACCACCCTGCCCCGCCACTCGGGCGTGAAGTCATGCTCGCAGACCTTGCGGATCTGGGCGTAGGCATGGATCAGGGTGGCGCCGGCGTGGATGGCCAGGTGCTGGGGGTCGCCGCTGAACTTCATCAGAAGCAGATCGCCGGCGGTCATCTCGGGCAGGGGGACGCGGCGCAGGCAGGGCTGTGCGTCGAGGGCGGCTTCGAGGGCGGCATCCTTGGGGCGGTCGGCGTAGCCCACCAGGTCGGCAACGGACAGACCGGAGGCCCGGGCCGCCTGGATGGCAACGCCGGCGCAGTCGAGAGCGACGCCGGGCTGGCGGCCCTGGTGGCGGAAGGGAGTTTCGACGCAGGCCCGGGCGGCGGCGATGATGTCGTCGGCGAGCATCAGGCGCCTCCCACTTTGCTGTAGGTGGAGCTGGTCGGCACCCAGGGGAAGCCGCCGAAGCGGGGAATGTTGGCGAATTTGTCCCGGCAGTCGGCGAGGCGGTGGCGGCAGCCGGGGACCAGCGAGTAGGCGTCGCCGGCGACCACCGGGTAATAGGTCGGCTCGTAGAGAGTGACGGTGCCGTCGGCGGCGTAGTCGCGGACCTGAAGCGGCCCCAGGCCGGCGTTGGCGCCGCCGGTGAAGGTGATGGCGCCCTGGCCGAACCAGTCAGCGGCCTCGGTGCGGGCCGAGTCGCGGAAGACCAGGCCGCTGGTGACGCCGGTGACAGTGCCGGTGACGGTGATCGACGCCAGATTGACATGGCAGCCGCCGAACTCCTGGCCGCCGAAGGTCTTGCGGCAGTTAGCGGTATAGGTATCGCCGACGCTCTGGCCGAGGGCATCGACCAGGGCCATTTCCTCGATCTTGTAGGCATTGTTGAGCAGGGAGGTCTTGCCCAGGATGCTGGCGACGATGGGCTCTTCGTCCTCGACAGGGTTGAGAAAGGAGGTGGCGAAGAGGTAGGCCCGGGCGTTGTCGTAGATGCCGCTGGCGATCTGGTCGCGGCCAATGCCGGCAATGCCGAGGATGCCTTCGAGGTCGAGGGCGCTGGCGGCCATGGTCGATTCGGCGGTGTAGCCGCTAAAATCGTAGCCCGACCCGGTGACATAGACCTGGCCGTTGCTCATAGTCAGGTTGCGCGGATAGCGGGTGAGACGCACCGTGGCCCCGAGGACGGGGACGATGCGCAGGCAGAGGGCCAGGGTCTGGTAATCGGCGACGGTCGATTTCATGGATTGAGGAGTTCGATCAACTGGATGCCATTGGCGGTGCGGTAGCCGGGAAAGTCCTGGCCGATGGGGACCGACGAGTCGAAGCGAACCGGGAAGTCGAACTCGCAGCCGCCGGTGACACCCTCGCCGGCCTGGGGGCGGGTATGGACGGCGCCGCCGCTGGTGTAGGTGGAGAAGGCGGTGGAATTGATGGCGACGGTGATGGTGGTGGCCGCGGTGGCGGTGATCAGGGCGCGCAGGCCGTTGATCTCGGTCATGCCGGAAACGCCGCTGACCTGGACCGACTGCCCGGCCACCAGGCCATGGCCGGAACCCACCGTCAGCACGGCGCTGGCGGCCTTGGTGATGGCGGTGACGGCGGCGGTCTGGTCGGTGGCGAAGGTGATGCGCCCGTTCGTGGTGTTCACTGCCCAGTCGGCGCTGCGGATGGCGGTGGCGCCGATGGCGACCAGGGCGGTGCCGGTCACCGGCTTGAAGATCGTCCGCACCGGGTATCCGGCAGCGCCGGCGGTCTTGTCGGTGCCATAGCGCTTCTGCAGTTGGTAGACGCCGGACGAGACCAGGGACAGGGGCTCGTCGAAGGCGGTGGGGACGCCCTTGAGGCCGTTGGTGCTGAATTCGTCGGCGCAGCGGGCGCGGAAGCCGGCGTATTTGCCGTGGGCCCGATGGTAGAGGTTGATCACCGAATCCCACAGGGCTTGCTGCTCCATGATGTAGGAGATGTCGAAGGTCCGGCGCGGCAGGGCGTGGATCAGGCTGCGGTATTCCTGGTCGGCGCTGGTGGTGGAGATTTCGACTTGGTAGTCGTCGCCGAAGGACGCCCCCATGTGGATCAGGGAGGAAATCCGCTCCTCGAGGAAATCAGCCATAGCGGTGGGCCCCGTTGATCACGGCCAGGGCTTCCCGGGCGCCGGCGGCGGCGGCCCGGCGGACCTTGGCGGGGTCGCCGTCGGCGCCCATGTTGATATGGATGTTGATGGCCTGGCCGCCACCCGCCGCGACGCCGAGCTTGCCGTCGCCGCCGCGCTTGAGGGGAAGGATGGCTTCGGGGCCGGCCTCGCCCATGAGGCCAATGCCGCGGGCGAAGGGGAAGACGGTGGGATGGGAGACGATGGCGCCGGAGTAGGCGGAGATTCCCGCCCCGGAATAGACGCCGCCGTCGGCGTTCTTGAAGAGACCGCCCAGCCAGCCGAGCCCGGCGCCGAGCAGACCGTCGCCCTTGCCGCCCTGGACGAGGTCGCCGAAGAGGCGCTTGGCGAGGTCGGCGGCCACCGCCTGGGAGATCATCTTCTGGATCATGGTGCCGAAGGACTGCAGCATGCCCTGGGTGCCCTTGGCGAAGGGGTCGAAGAGGAAGTCGGCCATGGCGTCCTGGATGTTGCGGGCGGCCTGCTTGCTGAATTCTTCCAGGGTGTCGTTGGTCTTCTTGGCCTGTTCGTCGATCTGCTGCTGCTTTTCGGCCATGATGATCTGGGCGTCGGTGATGCGCTTGCGGGCGTCTAGTTCGCGCTCAAGGATGGCGATCTGGTCTTCGCCGGCGCCCTGCTCTTTCGCCTGGGCGATGGCGTCCTCGAGGCGGGCCTGGGTGACGACGGCGATCTGGGCCGCCGTCAGGCCGTAGAGGTCGGCCTGCTTCTCCAGGCTGCGGGCCTGTTCGTCGAGGCTGTCGAAGAAGGCGCCGAGCTGCTGCTGGGCGCGGTCGGCGGCGCCGGCCTCGACTTCCATGGCCTTGATGACCTTTTCGTAGGCGACCAGGGCCTCCTGCTTGCCGATGATCAGCTCCCTTTGGCGGGCGGTGGCCTTGAGGGTGCCGGAGTCGAGCTGCTGCTGGACGGCTGCCAGTTCCTTCTCGGCCTCGGTGAGCTTGCCGGTAGCCTGCATGTCGAGGGCCATCACCGCCAGTTTCTTGTCGAGGCTGGCGATCAGGGTGGCGGCGGGGTCGGCTTCCGCCCTGCCCTTGGGCGTGCCTTCCTTGCCGAAGGTCTGGGCGTTGAGGCTGGTGTCCTTGGGCTGGTCGGCGGCGACCTCCTTGGCGGCGAGGGCGGATTTTTTCCTGGTGACGCGATCGAGGACCTTCTCGGCGTCGGCCAGGTCTTTCTGCAGCGATTCGAGCCGGCTCTGGCCGAAGGCCTTGCCGAGGATGCCGAACTTGCCGGCGTCCATGTCGGACTGGGTGGCGGCGACCTTCTTGCGCAGGTCCATGACGTTGGAGAAGGCCTTGTTGGCGTCCTCCTCCAGGATCTTCATGGGGTTGATCTCGCCGCCGAAGGCCTTGACCACGGCAGCGCCGATGCCCATGAACAGCGACTCCAGGGTGCCGCCCTCCTGCTTGGCCTTGACCATCCAGTCGGTGATGTCCTTGAGCGGGCCGACGGCGGCGGCGGCGAGCTGGCGGGAGAGGTTGCCCCAGGAGGCCTGGAGGCGACGGACGTTCTTTTCGTAGTCGTCGGCGTCTTTGGCCTGCTGGGCGGTGAGCTTGCCGACGATGGCCTGCTGGTCGGCCAGGTCGTGCAGGTAGGGGATCATGGTGGCGGCGTTCTTGCCCATGATGGCAAGCAGGGCGGCCGACTTGCCGCCGCCGTCGGCAAATTTCTCTTGGGCCTGGGCGATCTTGACGAAGGCGTCGGCCGGGTCCATCTGGCGCAGGGCCTGGAGGTCGAGGCCCATGGCGGCCAGGGCCTTGCCGGCGCCCTTCGATTCATCGTCGGTGCCGTGCAACGCCTTGTTGAGCTTAACGATGGCGCCCTGGATGGCCTCGAAATCGCGGTCGCCGAGCTTGGCGACGGCCTTGAGACCCGACAGCTTTTCGACACTGGCGCCGGTGGCCTCGCTGGCGTCCTTGAGGCCGCCCATACTGTTGATGGCGTCGTCGACCTTGCCCTTGAGGACGGCGAGCGACCCGACCCCGGCCAGGCCGGTGAGTGCCAGGGCGGCGCCCTTGAAGGAGTCCTGCAGGTTGATCCCGGTGCCGCTCATCTTAGTGAGCGCGGCATTGATCGAATCGAAGGCGGCCTTCGTCTCGTCCTTGGCTGAAAGGATGATTTGCGGTGTGATGGTCATCTTTGCCAATCCCTAATCACTGTCATGTCCAGAATCACGGCATCCAGGTCGTCGATGCCGAGGTAGTCGGCCACCCACGGCAGCGCCCCCCAGTCGATGCAGCCGCCCATCAAGTTCCACGCCAGCAGGGCGGCCCGGCTTTGCTCCGGCGCCGGCCCCGGGGGAGGCATCGGCCGGCGCGTGGTTTCGAGCCAGGCCGCTAGGCTTTTCCCCGGGCTTCGGTGGCCCCTCATGGCGCTGGTAAGCCTCCATGACGGCGGTCGACAGCGGCCCCCAGAGGTCCGGCCGTTCGGCGACCCAGGCCCGGAAGAGGTCGGCGTCGAAGGCCACGGGCTCGGGGTCGCCACCGGGGAGCAGGTCGGATTCATTGACCTGGTCCCAGCCGACGACGTAGGCCAGGGTGAAGTCGATGCCGACGCTGCCGGTGCTGCGGGCGCGGACGACGTCGAGGGAGGTCGGGCGGCGGATGGTGAAGCCATGGCCGCCCGCCTCCACCCGGCTTTCGCGGGATTTCTGGAAGCGCGCCAGATCGATCTGCTTCATGGTCAGGCGGCGTAGGCGGTGATGGGGCCGGACATGGTGACCTTCGCCGGACTGGTGGTGACGCCCTGCTTGCCGCCGCCCGGGGCGCCGGTGTAGCCGACGGTGCCGTAGAACAGCACGTAGGCGCCGTCCGGCCAGAGGACCTTGAAGCCCTTATTGGCGCGGGTCTTGAAGGCGGCGATCATGGCCTGCTGGGCGGCGTCGGCCGGGTTCCACTGCATGGTCATGTCGGCGGACATGGCCGAGGCGCCGACGACAACCTGGGTGTCCTGGGTGTCGCTGACGGTGGTGGTGTCGACGGTCTTGATATCGCCGCCGGCGAAGGAGAATTCCTGGACGCCGGGGATCGAGGTGCCGAGGGTCTGCTTCTGGGCGGTTCCGCTGGTGAAGGTGTTGAAGAGGGTGGTGTCGATGCCGGTGGAACCGTCGACGCCGGCAATGCTAAAGGTATTGGCGGTTGAGCTGATCACCTTGAACATGGAGCCGTTGAGTTCGACCATGCCCTGGATGTTGAGGATCACGATGTCGCCGTTGGCCAGGCCGTGGGCGGTGGAGGTGATGACGCCGGGGGCGGCTTTGGTGATGGCCGAGATGGTCAGGGCGGCGCCGATGGCGGATTCCATGAACAACTTGAGGCCGGCGTTGGTTTTTGCGGTCATGCTGGGTCTCCTTTAAGCAGGGGTGGTGAGATCGGCCCGGAGCACCCAGGCGTCGATTTGGTAATGCGCCACCAGGCGCGTGAATTCGGTTTCGCCGCGGTCGGTGTCGCTTTCGGTGCCGGTGCAGCGCAGGGTGTAGCGGCCGAGGGACGCCAGGGCGCCGTCGGCGGTGAGGGCAGCGTGGGCGGCGATGTGGAGGGCGTCGGCGGCGGTTTCGGTGCCTTCGCCGGCGGCGGTGTAGCAGTCGAGGTCGAAGCTGGTGGTGACCTGGTCGGATTCGAAGGCCGATTCCTGGTGTTCGGTGCCGGCCCGGCGGATGACGACGCAGGGCAGCTGGGAGAGGCCGACGGCATCGCCGCGGTAGCGTTCGAGGCCAGTGCGGGCCGGCAGGCCGGCCTTGAGGACGGCGGCGACGCGGGCGAGGATCTGTTCGGTCAGGGAGGCGGCCATTTCAGGATTCCACGTAGAGCTTGCCGACGCAGGCCAGGCGCTTGAGCGGGTTGGAGGTATCGGCCAGGACCTTGAGCCGGTAGCCGACGTCGGCGACCAGGGGGTCGATGGGCTGGAGGACGACGCCGCCGGCGACGATTTCGGCGAGGCCGTTCTTGAGGGCGTCGGGGGCCGGATCGACGCCGTCGGTGACGGTGATCTCGACGGTGGGGGTGCCGGTGACGGTTTCGCCAGCGGCAAGTTCGGCGCTGTAGTCGAAGGCGAGGATGAGCTTTTCGCCGGTGAAGGCGTTTTTGAAGCGATCAGACATGGCGCACCCTGCTGACGGTGAAGTTGCGGGCCGTGGCGACGACGAGATCGCGGGCAGT